ATTCAAGAGCTGCAAACTGGTAGTGGTGGTGCTAAGATACAAAGTCTAATAACTACGTATCAATATTACTTACAAATGATACGTGATGTTACAGGATTGAACGAAGCACGAGACGGTAGCTTACCTGATAGAAATACATTAGTAGGTTTGCAAAAACTAGCTGCAACCGCTTCTAACACAGCGACAAAGCATATAAATCAATCTAGCTTATATATAACTCTTAGACTAGCTGAAAATATAGCTTTAAAAATAGCAGATGCTTTAGACTTTCCATTAACAGCTGAATCGTTAAAAAACTCGATATCTGTATTTAACGTTGAAACTTTAAGTCAAATAGAAGATTTAAATTTACATGATTTTGGTATATTTTTAGAACTTGAACCTGACGAAGAAGAGCAAGCAAAGCTAGAACAAAATATACAAATAGCGCTACAAGCCGGTAATATTGATTTAGATGATGCTATAGATTTAAGACAAATAAAAAATATCAAACTTGCAAATCAAATGCTTAAAATTAAGCGAAAAAGAAAGCAAGCTAAAGATATGGAAATTCAGCAGTCTAATATGCGGGCGCAAGCCGCTGCTCAAGCTGAAACAGCTGAAAAAACAGCTATGGCTGAAGTTCAAAAGCAAGAGGCAATATCAGGATCTAAAGTTCAATACGAGCAAGCTAGAACTGAAATGGAAATTAAAAAAATGGAAATACAGTCTCAGCTTGATCAACAAAAAATGCAAATACAGCATCAATTTAATATGCAGTTAAAACAAGCAGAACTACAAACTCAGGATCAAAAAGAACAAGAGAAAGAAAACAGAAAAGACAAGCGTATAAAAATGGAAGGTACGCAGCAAAGTAAAATGATAAGCCAAAGACAAACTGACGGTTTACCTGTAGACTTTGAAAACTCAAACCAATTACCAATGGTTTAATTATTTAATTATTTAATTATATTATATTATGTCAGAACAAACACAAGAAGCTGTAAAGCAAGAGGGTGATTTTAAGATAAAAAAGAAAACACCTAAAAAATTTAACGAAACAAAAGATAACATTACAAAGGTAAATGTTAATCCTAAAGAACCTTTGATCGAACTAGAACCAGAGGTTAAAAAGGTAGTAATAAAAAAAGAAAAAGACGATGCCATTCAAATCGGAGAAACAAAGAAGGTATCTGTGGAAGAACCATCCGGAGATAGCACAAAGGTGGGAGAACCTGTACAAGAGTCCGACGAGGCTGCTGAAGGGTTTTCTCCGATCCAAGAAGTAACAGAAGCTGAAGTTAATAAAGTTGAAGCTGAAGTTAAAGAAGCTATAAGAGATGAAAAAATATTAGGTAAACCTTTACCTGAAAATATTGAAAAGCTAGTTTCTTTCATGGAAGAAACTGGTGGAACAATAGAAGATTATACTCGTTTAAATGCTGATTACAGTAATATAGATGATAAAACTCTTATTAAAGAGTATTACAAAAAAAATAAACCTTATTTAGATTCTGAAGATCTTGATCTTCTTTTAGAAGAATTTGATTATGATGAAGAATTAGATGAGGAAAAAGACGTAAGAAAAAAGAAACTTGCGTTTAAAGAAGAAGTTGCAAAAGCCAAAAACTTTTTAGAAGAAACAAAGAGTAAATATTACGACGAGATCAAGTTGAGACCGGGCGTTACTCAAGATCAACAAAAAGCTATGGACTTTTTCAATAGATACAATAAGGAGCAAAAACAAGCTGAGCAACAGCATCAATCATTTAAAAATAATACACAAAAACTTTTTAGCGATGATTTCAAAGGTTTTGATATCAATGTAGGTGAAAAGAAATATAAGTATAATATTCAAAATGTTGATAAAGTTGCAGAAAACCAGTCTAACATTAACAATCTAATTAAGAGGTTCTTAGATGATAAAGGTAATGTTGTAGATACTTCTGGTTATCACAAAGCTATGTATGCTGCTGAAAACGTAGATAAAATCGCAGCTCATTTTTACGAGCAAGGAAAAGCTGACGCTATTAAAGACGTAGTAAGTAAATCAAAAAACCCAGTTGATACTAAAGCTAGATCAACACAAGGTGAAGTTTATTTAAACGGACTTAAAGTTAAATCTATTTCTGGCGCTGATTCTACAAAATTAAAAATAAAAACTAGAAAATTTAACTAATAAAAATTTAAAATTATGAGTTTACAACCTCAATTTGGTAGTATAATCCCATCTCAAACACAAGAGATTTTAGATTCTAACTACCTACAATTTAACGGTGGTGCTAATGTTGGCGATAGTGATACATTCGCTCAGCAGTACTTACCTGAAGTTTATGAACAAGAAGTAGAGCGTTATGGAAACAGAACGTTATCAGGCTTCTTGCGCATGGTTGGCGCTGAAATGCCAATGACATCTGATCAAGTAATTTGGTCTGAACAAAATAGATTACACATTTCTTACGATGGCTGTCAAGTAGCAGCAGATGTTGCAGGACCACCTGCGACAAACGTTATTGCTTTTGGAGCTGGCGTAACTAACGTTATTTCTGTAAACGACACTGTTGTTGTTTTAGATCCAACAAGTGGAGCAGAAGCTAAAGCCTTAGTTGTTGAAAGTACTCTAGGTGATGGTGCTGCCGGTTTTGGTGGTGCTAGCATTAAAGTAGCTGCTTTTAATAATACAGGTTTAGTTGCTGGTAACGGTATTACAGCTGGAGCTGGAATTAAAATATTTGTTTATGGTTCTGCTTATGGCAAAGGAACTTCAATTACGTCTAACACTGCTGCAGCTGGTGCTGCTGCAAATGGATACGTATCTGTAGATCCTAGCTTTACTCAATTTTCAAATACACCATTAATTCTTAGAAGCCAATACACGGTTTCTGGATCTGATATGGCACAAATTGGATGGGTGGAAGTTGCTACAGAAGACGGAACATCTGGATATTTATGGTACTTAAAAGCCGAGTCTGAAACAAGATTACGTTTTGAAGATTACTTAGAAATGTCTATGGTGGAAGCTGAAAAATCTGCTTTAACTGCTACGGCTGCAAATCTAGGAGCTGCAAAGCTACCTGGTAGTGAAGGTTTATTTGCTGCTATTGAAGACCGCGGTAACGTACAGGTAGGATTTACAGCTGCTGCTGGAATTGATGACTTTGACGCTATTTTGAAAAACTTAGATACTCAAGGTGCTATTGAAGAAAACATGCTTTTCTTACAAAGACAAACTGCTCTTGATTTTGATGACATGCTAGCTAACATCTCTGGTGGATACGCTGGAGGAACTGCTTTTGGTTTGTTTGAAAACTCAGAAGAAATGGCATTGAACTTAGGGTTCAGCGGTTTCCGAAGAGGATCTTATGATTTCTACAAAACTGACTGGAAATACTTGAACGACGCTTCAACTCGTGGAGGTATTGTTGGTGTTAATTCTATTGAAGGAGTTTTAATTCCTGCTGGAACATCAACAGTATACGATCAAGTACTAGGAACTAACATCCGTAGACCTTTCTTGCACGTACGATACAGAGCTTCACAAGCTGATGATCGTCGCATGAAGTCTTGGTTAACAGGTTCTGCTGGTGGCGCATTTACATCTACTCTTGACGCTATGGAGGTAAACTTCCTATCAGAGAGATGTTTAGTTGTACAAGCTGCTAACAACTTTGTATTATTCAAGGGAGTGTAATTACTTCTTAAATTAAATCTTGGGGTCACACCGTGAGAGTGGCCCTAGGATTTTTTATTAACTATTTAATTTTATTATATTATGGCTAAAAAAGCTACAGCAGAAACAACTGTTGAGGTTGCACCTCAGGAAGTGGTTACAAAAACACCAACTAAACCTACTAAACCTGAGTGGGAAATTAAAAATAGAGTTTATTATTTAAGAAATAATAAATCACCTATAACCTTCACAATACCTGGTAAGCATACAAGAAAACATGCCTTACTTTATTTTGATGAAAAAACAGGTAAACAAAGAGAAATAAGATATGCAACAAATCAAGACTCACCACTTGTAGATGAACAAAAAGGAGAGGTTACTCTGGGGCATATTATATTTAGAGATGGAGACTTAGTTGTTCCAAAAGAAAAACAAAATCTTCAAAAACTATTATCATTATATCACCCTTTAAAAGGTAAAATGTATGATGAATATAGTGCTGTAGAAGAAGCAGTTGATCAATTAGAAATATTAGATCTTCAAATAGATGCTTTAAACGCGGCAAGAAATATAGACATAGATCAAGCTGAAGCAATATTAAGAGTAGAATTAGGCTCAAGAGTAAAAACAATGAGTTCTAAAGAACTTAAAAGAGATTTACTTTTATTTGCAAGAAGTAATCCTCAGCTTTTTATTAGTCTAGCTAATGATGAAAATGTTCAATTAAGAAATGTAGCTATTAGAGCTCAAGAAGCTGGTATAATTAGATTGTCTAGTGATCAAAGAACATTCATGTGGGGATCAAATGGTAGAAAATTAATGAACGTACCTTTTGATGAAAACCCTTACTCAGCATTCGCTGCTTTCTTGAAAACAGACGAAGGTGTTGAGATCTATAAATCTATAGATAAAAAACTATAAAAACAAGTGATACTATAATATAGGCGGTTTCGGCCGCCTTTTTAGTATTAAAAAAAATTAATATGGCGGTAAACATAAATACAGTATATACTACAGTCTTGTACATATTGAACAAAGAACAAAGAGGATATATAACTCCTACTGAGTTTAATAGTTTAGCGCTGCAAGTACAAGACGAAATACTTGCTTCATACTTTCCTGACGGTAATCAATTAAACAGATTAAACCAAAACAACACGCAAAACGATACTGAGTTTTTTAATCTTTATAAAGACTTGAGCTATAAGTTATATCCTTTTGAAAATGAGATAAATTTTTATTATGATACAGGCTATAGCAAATCTGTAAATGCTTTTGTGCCTCAAAGAACTGCTAGACTTTATAAGTTA